TATTATGAAAAACTTTGAATGCATATTAAGTTCTTTTGAAGAGATATTTCCTATTTGGCATGATAAATTATGGCCGGGTCGAATCAGTAAAATTGAACCTATGAGTAGTTTATGTTGGCAGTTGCCTAATAAGATAGTCAAAGACGGTTCAATATTTGAAAGCTATTCTCCAATATTCTGGGTTGTGAAGAATAATAAAAAAATCATAGGAATTAATAGCGGGTTTAAAACCAGTGATAAGGTATATAGATCAAGAGGATTGTATGTTGATCCCATATATCACAATCAAGAAATTTCTCAAATATTACTCAAACAAACTATTCTACAAGGAAAGAAGGAGGAATGCCATTGGATATGGAGTATGTCCCAGAAATCAGCTCTTTCAGCGTATCAAAATATTGGCTTTAAAAAAAGAGGTAAATGGTTGGATGAAGGTATAGAATTTGGGCCTAACTGTTTAGTTACCAGACAGATAATTTATAAATAGTAGAAAAAGGATTCAATTATGGCCATTCCAACAAGTAAAGCTACTTTTAAGAATTATTGTTTGCGCGCTCTGGGTGATGGGGTTATTGACATTAACATTTCTGACGATCAATCTGATGACCGGATAGACGAGGCGCTTCAATATTTTGCTCAGTATCATTATGATGGTATTGAAAAGGTATATCTTAAACATCTCGTTACTTCAGCTGAAGTGACAAGAGCTCGTGCTAATACCGATACAACTGGTACTGATACTGTTGACAACACCATTACAGCAACATGGAAAGAGGGCAAGAACTTCATTCCACTTCCCAGTGCTGTTATTTCGGTAATACAAGTCTGGCCTTTGAGCGATACTGGCGCGGGCTCCAGTAACATGTTTGATGTGCGTTATCAGCTGCGCCTGAATGATATGTTTGACTTATCTTCAACATCTGTAATGCATTATCAAATGACAATGGATAATCTTGCTCTTATAGAGCACATTCTTGTTGGTGAAACTCCAATCAGATTTAATCAGCATCAAAACAGATTATATATTGATGCTGATTGGGAGAATGATTTTACTGTTGATGTAGATTACATTATTGCGGAATGCTATAGAAAACTTGATCCTACCACATACACTGATATCTATGATGATATTTACCTTAAACGCTATGCTACTGCTCTGATCAAGAAGCAATGGGGTGCTAATCTTTCCAAGTTTAATGGCGTCACAATGTTAGGCGGCGTAACCATGAATGGAGAAACACTTTATACGCAGGCTCTGGAAGAGCAAAACAAGTTGGAAGAAGAGATTCATTTGGCATTTGAACTTCCTGTCAATTACATGATAGGATAATTCATGGCTGTTAATAAACACTTTCATACCAGCGGCGTTGCAGCAATTACCTCAGAACAAAATCTATACAGAGATTTGGTTACAGAAGCTATTCAGATTTACGGCCATGATGTTTATTATTTGGATAAAACACTTGTTGCTGAGGATACTGTGTGGGGTGAAGATTCACTTTCCAAGTTTAATACCCAAGCATCTATAGAAATGTATATGGAAGATGCTGATGGTGGGTATGCTGGCGAGCGGGAGCTCATGACTCAGTTTGGCCTACAGAATCTAAGTGAAGCAACTTTTGTTGTTAGCAAGTCACGCTTTCAAGATAAGACAAAGCAAATTCAGATTGAAACTGGTACGGACTCAACGTCTTCTGGGTCTATCCTGTTAGAGTCTGGAACACTTGAGAGCTCATCTAAGTTAGAGGGAAGTACATTTTATATTACAAATGAAACCGATGCGACTGATTCCGATAGACCGCTAGAGGGAGATATTATATATCATCCAACTCTTGGAAAGTTGTTTGAGATTAACTTTGTGGATCACGATGAGCCTTTCTATCAACTAGACAATAATCCTGTATACAAAATGCGCTGCCGCTTGTTCGAATATAGCTCAGAGGTTTTGGATACTGGTATTACTGCGATTGATGAGATAGAAGATGACTTGTCACGACAGGCTCTCATTTATCAGTTTACGCTGGAACAGTCGTCTGCTGTAAACGAAGATATTAGATTGGAGTTGGGAGTTGCTGATGCAGGCCTTGTATTAGAAGAAACTGATGGAGATAATATTGTTGGTGAGAATGATTCCAGCTCTGTTGGTGAGAGTATCATACTTGAAAATGGTTCTTATCTCCTCAACGAATCCTATATAGTGGGAGACTTTGATCAGGATAAGACCGCACAAAATGAATTGTTTGATTTATTAGACGATACAATTTTAGATTTCTCAGAAAGAAATCCATTTGGTGATGCGGGAAGTTTGTAATGTTAATAGTAATAAAGAGAAAAACCTTAGTTACTTTAAATATTTTTTATTGGATGCCGAATTATGAGAATATACTACAACAATTTATATGGCAAACAATGGACGTTAAACCAAAATACCCAAGGGTATATAGATTTTTAGACTACTGGCATAACAATATAGATGCCGTAGTGAATGAAATAGAAATATGTGACAGTGAAAGGGAGAATACATTGTGTTAGGACAACAATTTTATAATGAAACTATCCGAAAGGTGGTTGTAGCCTTTGGCACGGTATTTAATGATATACATCTGGTTCGCAAAGATAATAACGGCACGATTATACAGACGATGAAGGTGCCGCTTGCGTATGGCCCGCGCCAGAAATTTCTGGTTCGCTTGCGTGAGGATGCGGACTTAACCAAACAAGTTGCTGTGACACTTCCAAGACTTGGCTTTGAGATCACAGGGTTAAACTATGATCCTGCTCGTAAACTAAATCGTGTTCAAAAATTTAAGAAAGTAAAGAGCGACAATAATAAGCAATTAGATACTCAGTATATGCCGGTTCCTTATAATGTTGATTTTGAACTATATGTTCTCTCAAAACAATCTGATGATGCTTTACAAATCGTAGAACAAATCCTCCCATATTTCCAGCCTGATTATACTGTGACGATTAACGACAACATAGAAATGGGCACGAAAAGAGATATTCCTGTTATTTTGAATAGTGTTAGCTATGAAGATGACTATGAGGGCGACTTTACCTCTCGGCGTTCTATTATATACAGATTGAGTTTTACCACAAAGTTTTATCTCTATGGGCCTGTTACTTCCTCCAAGGTTATCAAAACGGTACAGGTTGATCAATATACAGACTTGCCAGATCAATCTCCGAAACGGGAGCAGAGATATACAGTTACACCAGACCCAGCAACTGCTGAAGCTGGTGATGATTTTGGATTTAATGAAACGATTTCCTTCTTCCAAGATGCCAAGGTGTATAATCCAGAAACAGATGAAGATGAGAGGGCTGGAGCAGAAGGAACTGATTAATAATGAATAATAAAATTGATGAAGAATTGGGTATTGTATCAAAAGCATTACATAATATTCCATGGAAAGCAGACGAACAACCAAAAACTGAAGTAATATCTTCTCCGTCACAACATCTAGAAAATGATGGTAGTGACATGGAGAAAGATTATGAATATCAGCGAAACAACTTCTACAATTTGGTTGAGAAGGGTTCAGCTGCAATTGATGGAATACTTGAGCTTGCAAAGGAAAGTGAGCATCCAAGAACATACGAGGTTGCTGGAAATCTTATCAAACAAGTCGCGGAAGTTACTGAGAAATTGGGTGACTTACAGGAAAAGATGCGAAAGCTTAAAGAAGTTCCTAATAGAGCTCCAAATAATGTGACGAATGCATTATTTGTAGGCAGCACTGCTGAGTTACAAAAAATGATAAAGGGAAAGTAATGAGTAGAGAGTTTTAAAAATGTTTGAACAAAATTATTTAGGAAATCCGAATCTCAAAAAATCCAATATTCAGCAAGAATGGACAAAGGAAGAGGTTGAAGAATACGCAAAATGTATGAAAGACCCGGTATACTTCATTGAAAATTACATTAAAATTGTATCTTTAGATGAAGGTCTTATTCCTTTTGGGTTGTATGATTTTCAAAAGGAAATGGTTGGAACCTTTCATAATAACCGTTTCACTATTGCTAAGATGCCGCGACAGAGTGGAAAATCAACTATTATTATTGCTTATCTACTTCATTATGTTCTATTCAATTCAAGCGTAAATGTCGCTATTCTTGCTAACAAAGCTACTACAGCTCGCGATTTATTAGGAAGACTACAACTTGCGTATGAACATCTGCCGAAGTGGCTTCAGCAAGGAGTTATGTTATGGAATAAGGGTTCTTTGGAACTTGAGAACGGCAGTAAAATATTAGCATCTTCTACTTCTGCAAGTGCTGTTCGCGGCGGGTCTTACAATATTATTTTTCTTGATGAGTTTGCATATGTGCCTGCTAATGTCGCAGAGCAGTTCTTCAGTTCAGTCTATCCAACAATCTCAAGCGGTAAAACCTCTAAAGTTATGATCGTATCAACACCGCATGGAATGAACATGTTTTATAAAATGTGGGTCGATGCCGAAGAAGGAAGAAATTCATATATTCCAATTGAGGTTCATTGGAGTGAGGTTCCCGGCCGAGATGAAAAGTGGAAAGAGGAGACAATCAAGAATACCTCTGAATCTCAGTTCAACACAGAATTTAATTGCGAATTTCTTGGCTCTATTAATACCTTAATTGCTCCGTCGAAGCTTAAAGTCCTAGCATACAGAAATCCAATAAAGACAAATGCCGGCCTTGATGTATATACATATGCGAAAGAAAAGCATACATATATGATATCTGTTGATGTATCAAGAGGAACATCAAAAGATTATTCTGCCTTTGTGGTTATTGATATATCAGAAATACCTTATAAAGTAGTCGCAAAATATAGGGACAATGAAATTAAACCTCTATTGTTTCCTAGCAAGATATATGATGTTGCACGAGCATATAATCAAGCTTTCATTATGGTGGAGATAAATGATATAGGAGAACAAGTAGCCAACACATTACAGTTTGATTTGGAGTATGACAACCTAATGATGTCTTCCATGCGTGGGCGTGCAGGACAGGTGCTTGGCGGAGGGTTCTCAGGTGGACGAGCGCAGTTGGGAGTAAGAACAACTAAAACCGTTAAAAAAACCGGATGCTCCAACCTAAAGCAATTGATAGAAGATAATAAAATTATCATAGAAGATTTAGATATTATCAGTGAATTATCCACATTTATTGTTAAAGGAAAATCGTTTGAAGCTGATGAGGGATGTACTGATGATTTAGTGGCTTGTTTGTTTATGTTTGGTTGGGCAATAGATCAAGCTTATTTTAAAGAATTAACAGATGTTGATATACGAATGACGATGATGAAGGAACAACAGGAAGCTTTAGAACAGGATATGGCTCCATTTGGATTTATTGTTACCGGATTAGAAGAGGAGAATATTGGTGAAATTGTTGATGAATATGGTACTAAATGGAATCCTGTGGTGATAGATCATAGTACAGATTGGTAGATTAAAGGAACTCTATTAAATCATTATCTGCTTTAATCCAACAATTAGAACAGAGAATGTGAGACTCATTTATTAAATGAAATATTTCCTGGCGACTTTTATTGTTGATGCCAACCCTTTTTGTGATTTTACGGATTTCTGAGTCATGGGGATAAAACTTTAGACAAACAGTTTCGCTTTCTCCACAGTGTTTACAAAACTTATTTGCTAAGAATTCATTTAACAGAACAATCCTTTTTCGATAATTCCGTCTAGCCACCCTCTTAATGGTGTCTTTATATTTCTCATAATGTACATTTCCCATGTTAATATTTATATGTTATAACACATATAAATCTATGTTTTAAGAATTGATTTTTTATAAATATTCTTGAATAACAATAAGAACTCTTCAAGAAAAAAAGGAGTAAAAATATGGCTTTTCTATCTTCTCCTGGCGTACATGTAAAAGAGATTGACCTTACCAATGTTGTTCCTTCAGTTGCAACCACAATCGGTGCAATTGCTATGCCCGCTGAAAGGGGCCCGGTTTCCGAAATAACAACTCTCGGAAGTGAGGAAGACTTGTTAAAGGTTTTTGGTAAACCCAACAGTTCAAACTTTGAATGGTGGTTTACTGCTTCTAGTTTCTTACAGTACTCCGATCAATTAAAGGTCGTTCGGCCTGCATCAGGATTTCTTAATGCTGGTGAGGCTAGTGGCGTCCTTATCAAAAACGACACAGTTTATCTTGCAGATTATTGGACTGAATCAGGTGATGGTACGGTAACATCAAATGATTGGTATGCAAGAACCGCTGGAACATGGGGCAACTCGCTCGGTGTTCAGGTTTGTCCCTCGGCTACTGTATACGAACAGCATTTAACGGACCAAAACCAAACAAAAGGCGGAAGTTCTGCTATCGGAGATACATCCATAACATTTGATAATATAGATTTATCTGGTTATGCACTTACCGTGGGTGATTTAATTTCATTCTCATCTGTTGATGCAGTCTCAGATGCTTCTGCTTTTGCATATATCGCTGGTGATGAAGGAAATGAGTATCAAGTAACTGCCGTTAATGTAGGAAATCAAATCGCAACTATCCGTTTGGCGGGTGATCCTAATGGTTCTGGACTGAAAGCTGCAATACCTCTGAACAGTT